GACGGAAAGTGAAAGTTGGGTATGTTCCACCGTCATTTTTTAGAATTCCCCAACCATAAATGTACTCGTTATTGCTATAGTTCCCATTAGGAGAAGTCGCGCTTACGTTAACCGTCTGACTGCCTCCGGTGCCTAATGAAAATGCGGATGGGCTAACGGTGGTAGAACCCCCTGTTGGACGTTGAATCTCCTGCACGGTTATTGAGCCTGACCCCGATGTTGCAGTGACGTTAAAACTTGCATAAGAAGTTACTGGTGCACTCTGCCTTGCAATAGTTGTGGACGCAGAGGAAGGGCTGACAGAAATATTGAATACCGCAGGCGTTGTAACTGCATTGCTGTACCCACTAAATGAACTTGCCCCGTACGCATTATTTGCGTACACCCGGAACTGGTAAGTTGTGCCCGCTTGCAGCCCACTTACAGTGATCGGCAAGTTACCTGAAGTGTTAACCGACCCTGAGTATCCGCCCGGAGAAGATATCGCCACAAAAGAGGTAACCGTAGCGCCTCCATTGTAGTTTCCAGTGTAATTTACAGTCGCTGCAGAAGTGCCATCAAGGAATGCGCTGACAATAGTCGGTGCATTAGGTACTCCAAACATCCTGATCTGGTTACTAGACTGGCTATTAGGGCTGTTTCCAAGCACCGTTGTTGCATATACAACAAAAGTGTAGTACTCCCCTGAGGTTAATCCGCCCACGTTAATTGTGCCCGATCCCGATTGGGTAACAGTGGCCGACTGGCCTCCCGGGGCTGCAACTGCGGTATAGCTAAGAATCGGCGACCCGCCGTTACTTAAAGGCGCTGTAAAATTAACAGACGCCGTGGATGACCCTGTTGCCGTCGCAGTTCCAATAATAGGCGCAGTGGCAAGCGACAAGCCTGCAAAGCCATACCCTCGAACTCCTGCGTTTGCTAAGGTACTGATCAGTGGCATTATGCGAACCTCGTCTGCGCCTCGAGCACGGTATACACACCTTCCCCTGTCTTGATAACAGTTACCAAGTAGGAGTCAATGCTATTTGCGTTGCCAGAAGTAGGTTGTGTTCCGCCCTGCCACTTGGCACTGACAGTGTTCCCGTCAATCAAAATAGCGCCTTGGTAATATCCAGTGCTCCCATTGGTGTTGAGGAATGCAATTGAAATCGCATCTCCAACCGCCAACGTTGAATTGAGAGTGGTAGACGCGTTTCCACGAATGTTCAGTGAACAATTACCATTCTTCTACGAGAGACACCGTTACTTTAACGAA